GGTCATTCCAACCATTGAGGACTACCTGAAGAACCAGTAGCACTTATCTAACTAGATAAGTCCAAATCTCATTTCGGGGGTGGAGTCCAAGACGGATTCCACCCCTTCTCCTTTTCCAGACTTTGACTGTTGGAGCCCCGCACGCAACCGCGTTTTGATGTCTTGCCGGCAAAGAGAGTTTTGATTTTTTCATTTTTTTGAGGTTTTTTGATACGCCGTCAACTGGCAGTCAAGACTTTCCATTTGACGGTGGTGGAAGAACCCGCCGCAGCCCGCCGCCAGCATGTAAAAAAATCAAAAAATCTGCAAATCTGTACCAGATAAGTCTGAAACGCACGGGCTAGACTCAACGGGTAGGTCGGGGAAAAGTCCACCCACCGAGGAGAAACTAGACATGGCAAAAATAACTGACGAACTAATACAGCAGACCCATGACGAACAGTGGGCTGAACTTGTGGAGAAACATAAGAGCAAGTTCCGAGTTCCGAAAGATGAATACTCGTACCAGTCGGAATACATTCGTGCCATGCATGTATTGCAGGTATGGCAGAAAGAAGGGCAGAGCAGAAACCCACTTTCTTTCTTGGGTTCATACTCGGTCAACCCTGCTATCGCCAACGAAGTCGTCATGCGGTTCTTGGGCAAGACGGTTGCACAGCAAGCGACTACTCAAAAAGCACAGAAATCAGAAACACGCAAAGACAAATGGGGTGCGTTCATGGAGTGGGCAAAATCAAAAGACGGGAAAGAGTTCACCACCGAACAGTTGGTAAAGCAGTCGGGTTTCTCGTATCAGACCACACTGAACTTCGTAAATGAGACTCCTGAGTTCATCAAGGTCAAGCGTGGCTTGTACCGAATCTCTATCGCTAAGCGACCCGACTAACTAGATAAGTGAAAAATCCAAAATCTCACTAGATAAGTGAAGTTCAGAGCCGGGGCTCAGAAGTGAAGTGGAAGGATTTGTGCGTGTGTCGCACGGGGTGGTCGGCAGAAAGTGAACATGACGCACGGGTGGGTCGGTGGAAAGTTGCGAGCGCAAGTCCAACGCAGTTAGAGTGACTAGATAAGTGGACTGAACTGACTAGATAAGTGACTAGATAAGTCTGATTGTGTGTCGCTAGGCTGGTACTCGTCAACCAATCCAACTACTAGACAAAGGAGAAATGACATGGTTGCCAAGACAGAAACATCAGCACTCCCTGAGTGCTGGAAGGCACTTGACGAGTGCCTAAACGCAGGGATTGACAGGGTAATCCTGTACGGTCCATCGGGAATCGGCAAGACATACGCTGGCATGACGCTCGGCGATGTTGAGGCAGGTGCGTTCCGACTTGTCTGCACCGAGGACATGACGAACCTTGATGTGACAGGTGGCTTCATGCCGAACGGCAAGGGTGGCTTCCTGTGGCTTGACGGTTCTGCGCTCAAGGCGTGGAAGGGCAACGGCACTAAGGGTGGTCGTCTCATCGTTGACGAAGTTGACAAGGCTTCGGGCGATGTGTTCGCAACGCTTCTCGCAATGCTGGACAGTCCTGAATCGGCTTCGTGGGAACACCCTGAGACTGGCGAAGTGGTGAAGCCACTCAACGGATTCTCAGCGATTATGACCACGAACATTGAGAACATGGGCGAACTGCCAACTGCTCTCGCTGACCGATTCCCCATTCGGATTCGCATTGACGCACCACACCCTTCGGCTCTCTTGCGCTTGTCACCCGACCTGCGTGAATACGCCGTTCGTATGGCTGACGCTGGTGATGACCGAATCTCGCTTCGTGCGTTCATCGCATTGGACAAACTTCGTGCAAGTGTTGGCATGGAACGAGCATGCTCACTCACTTTCGGACACCGAGCAAAGCAGATTCTTGACGCTCTGAAAGTTGACGGAATCCGCTGATGAGTCAACCAACATTCGTGCCGAGTACGAACGGTGGCAAGCCGTTTCCGAACTCACTAGATAAGTCAGGTGGTGGCACACCTGTCCGAGCCGAACCTACCCTGTTGGGTCGCAGAGACATTTCTCATGGTCGTTGGACTGTTGAGGACTGTCGGGCAGTTCGTGGTGAGCCACGAACCGATGTGACCAACAGGGTCATGTTCGCACCTGCTGGAGATTCCGAACTCGCAGATGCGATTCGTGGACACGAAATGGTGCATGCGAAAGTGTCGCCAACGAGTGAACAGTTTGAGCACTGGGTGAAGCGTGAAATCGCTTCGCAGACTGCTCTCACCGTGACTGAGGAACTTCGTGTGAACTATCTGTGTCAGAAAGTTGGAATAAATGTCAAAGAACATTTGTCCGACGGTAGTGAACTTGCTACTGGTGAACGCATGGCTCTGTCTAAGGATTGGGCTGGTTGTGTCGCTATGGCAGTTGCTACGGCTGGTACTGCTGGACACAAACAGTTTCTAAATGGCGTTCGTCGTCACGACAGGGCTTGGGGCGACCACTTGCTTGACATTGGCAAGCGAGCAATCCGAGAAATCAAGCGAGCAGATAAGGCTGGTCACTTGGGTTCTACCGACATTGCAGGTGACGGTCTTGCGCCGTATGGATTCCATTACACCGAAGTCATTGCTGAATGGGTTGACCGTCTTGCGTCATTCCCACCACCGAAGGCTCGTCTGACACCTAGCAAGAAGAAGGGCAAAGATTCACTAGATAAGTCAGAGGGTGGCGAGAAGGCTCACTCAAACTTGCATGACGCTAAGGAAGGCGAGGAAGGCGACAAGTCGGGTAATCCACTTGATGAGATTACGCCGATTACTGACGACTATCGTGGCGTTCCAAAGTGGGGCGAACTCGTAGTTGAGCGTGTACCTATGCCACGACTGAGCAAGGGTGGAATCGGAAAGAAGCGTGTAGCAACGAACATGGGTCGTCGCCCACGCAGAATCCACCGATACTTGACCGACCCAAGCATGCGAATCTTTGACCGTACCGTTCGTGGAAGTGGTGGCATGGTCATCATTGACGCAAGTGGTTCTATGTCGTTCACGACTGAGCAAATCGCACAGATTATTGAGCATGCCCCTGGGGCTACTGTCGCTCTCTACTCTTGGCGACGAGAGGGTGCAACGAACCTGTGGGTTGTCGCAGATAAGGGTCGCATGGTTGAGAATGTGGAATCCATTGACTATGGACACGGCAACGGCGTTGACTATCCTGCACTTGTTTGGGGAGTAAAGAATCGCCGTGAGGCGAACACTCCCCTTGTGTGGGTGACAGACGGTGGCGTTGTAGGTGTGCAGGACAGTTTTCACGGCACACTCGCAATGCAATGCCTGAACTACGCTCGCAAGAATCGCTTCATCATCGTTCCGCATGTTGAGGAAGCGATTGAGCAACTTCGCAATCTGAGCAACGGCTCAACTGCCAAGAGCGTGTATCCCGACATGCTCAAGAATGTGTGGAAGGAATACATGGGCAATCTGCCCCTGAACTAACTAGATAAGTCTCCCTGAGTGGGGTTCGGCAACCACTCCACTCAGGAGACTCCAGCCCTTCGGTGGAGAGCAAGGCAAGCCAACTGCCTTTCGTGTTCCGATACTCCACCGAGGGGCATTTGGAGTACCCAACAGAAGCAATAACTAACTAGATAAGTGCCGAGAGGCAGGAGAAGGTCATGGCAACACTACCGAGCAAATACGAGAAGTATGACGATGAGACAACAGACAATCTCATTTCGTTGCTGGAGTCAATAGAACATTTGCAACACATACTCAATGGGATTCACGCCGACATTATGAACGGCAACTACTCAGAGGCGCAAGCGAAGGCTGACGCTGAAACGGTCACATACACCGAAGGAGTTGACTTCTTCTCTGCTCTTGACGAAGTTGCTTTCTCTGCGTGGACTGAGAAAGAAACAGAGAGCGTCTGACAGTAATGTTCCTAGATAAGTGGCAGAGCGTGGTAGCACTCGTATTGAGCGTCTATCACGCTCTCACTTATCTAGATAAGTACCAGTACGGCGACACTTATCTAGTCTCTTACGAATCCCCTGAGCAGAGCAGACATTACTGCTCTCCACACCACATACAAAGCGCAGAGAGCAATCGTGCGTATGAGCGTCAGTTCTGTTCCGTCAATCTCAACACCACCTACGACAAGCGTGGCGAGATAGAGAAGCGAGCCGAGCATGAACGACACGACACACAAACTCACGAAAGCAGAAATCATTTTCGTCACTCCCGACCGATTCGCCGTTGGAGCCCCGCTGAAATCAACCAGAGAATCTGGCAGTGGTCTTGGAAAAGATGATTTTTTTGTGTTTTTCATTTCCTGGTCCTGGATGTCTCTCGGGAACTTGACGGTGGTGGAAGAACCCGTACGTGCTACGAGATTTTCAATTTTTTAATTATTTGATGTACTCGCTGCCGGCTCAAATCAAACTCATCGGCAATCTCCCGTAGGGACTTCCCGTCAGTTCGCATATTGCGAATAATTTCATTTCTTTTTGAATCGGTTGCTGGACCCGGCTGGAATGGGCCCCATTGCCAGTTAGAAATTTGGGAAATTTTGTCAATTCTTTCCTGAGGAAGGAGACCTTTGCGATATCTCTGACGAATGTAACCGACCCAAGCTCCGAGAGTTATTTCTTTTTCTTCAAAATTTTCAATATGCACAGCCGGAACTTTTGAATGTCCTTCCCGTGTGATGTATTGAGTAAGGGCTGAAATGTATGTGTTGAATTTGGTGTTGTTGTCCATGCCGTAAACATTAGACGAACATATGTTCGCCCCATGTGTAAAGTGGTTATATTGATTGACGACGGCGGCGGAAGAGGTTGTGGTCCGGTTCCGTCGGTTCAAAAAACAAATAATTTTGAATATTCGCCGCCATCCCCCGGGAGAGCTGCCATCGCAAAATTTAAGATTTTTAAATTTCTTTCTCGAGGAGGCATTCTCGAAAAACTTTTTAAAATAAGTTGCATTTAATCTCTCGAATGGATAGTGTTGATGCCATAGAAAGTTCAAGGACATCTTCAGTAATAATTAACGCGTTTTGCTCCATGGCAGCTGGCCGCACGCATTATCTTGCTGGGTATACGAGATGAGAGGAGCTCGCCCGCACATGGAGGAAAAGAAGAATAAACGCACGTGGTTACCAATTGCAGAAGACGGCACGTCTACGGAATTCCTAGAAATGTTGGAAAAAGCAAAACTACCACCAGAGTTGGCTAAAGAAGTACAGAACCAAATAACCGAAGCACAAAACGCAGACAATCCAAATATTGTTTTTGTTTTCTCCGAAGGCAACTATGTAGTGACAGCAATACATGTGCCCACCGAATCACTTAATGGACAAGACGGTCCTGTACTCATGAAGGGCGCAACTGAAAATCATATCTTTGCTGCCTTCTCGGCTGATTACATTCGTGAAAAAATCAAAAATGCTGATTCTTTGGAAGAAGACGCGGGGCTCAGTGGTATAGCCGATAATGCATGGATGAATGAGTTGGAAAGATTAGTAGAAGTGGTTAGACTTGAACTCGCAGCTAATCCACCAGATAGCTGGGAGTCGTTATTAGATTGACGGTGGCGGAAGAGGGATTACATGTCTATTACAGCGCTTGATTTTCACGACCCGATTGAACCAGTTACCTGGCAGGATGCTGCCAAATTTGCAATTTCTGCAATTTTTGACGCGGTGCACGAGGAGCTCCTCCAGACATCAGAAAAGAAAAAAATTGTTTCTTCTTCTGGGACCTGGTCACATAACCAAGAACTCGAAAATTTCATCGAATCGCAGTCGACTCTGGACCACCAATTCGAAGGAATGATTAATAGTTCAAAGTGGTTTGATTTAGACGCTATGTACTGGGCACAAGAATGGAAGATTCTGGGCGCTTTGGCGGCAGCTGCAGGAATGAAAAATGGCGGTTTTTTACCGATGGCGGCGCCGGCGGCCAGGGACGGAAAAGCTGAAAATTTTGAAAAATCCAGCCCGGTCTTCGATAGCTGGATGGTGCGTGAACAAATCACCCAGACGCTCATCCGTAAACAGCACGACTACGGTCATGAAAATATTTCCCGTTTTGGACGCCACGGTCTTCTGGTCCGCGTGCATGACAAAATCGCAAGATTAAAGAATCTTGTATTGAGCTCTTCTGTCCCCAATAACGAATCAATCTCAGATACATATACCGACATCGTCGGTTACGCGGCGATTGGAATTATGTGGGAGCGAGGTTGGTTCGGACTCGAACTGACTATATAATTTAAAACAACTTAAAAAAGGGATACTAGAAACATGACGGTGGTGGATGAACACGACCTATGTGTCGACTGCGGTGTTGACTGCATAGAAATAGGTGAGTACTACATGGTCAGCGACGCGTGCTGGGAGCGAGCTGGAATGAAACCCCATGGAGGGTTTCTTTGCATCGGCTGCCTGGAGGAGCGACTGGGAGAAAAACTAAAATCTGTGAATTTTAAGGAATGCCCGCTGAACTGGCGAAACATACTTCTTAACCCAAATTCATCAACGCGTCTTCTTTCGAGAATGTTCAGTGGCGGTCCAAAAAGTAAATGGAAAAGACTTGCAATTAAATGCATCGAAGAATTAGAATCTAAAAAAACATATTCATTGCTGAGCAAACTGACCCTTGTTTCAATTGATGAAAACGGAAAGCTAATCGACGGTATTTATCATGAGTAAACGCAGGAATACAAAGCTCATAGCTTCAGGCCTAGTTGGGCTACTGACAGTTGAATATGTTGCGGCCGCTGCCATTTATTCGATTTCTGAAGATTCTCGCAACATCTGGGATGGCATGTGGTGGGCTTTCATGACATTTACGACGGTCGGTTACGGGGACCAATTTCCGATATCGCCGATTGGGAGGATTGCTGGGATGATTCTTGTGTCTACGGCGGTATTCATCGTAATGCCGTCCATCACCGCTCTGGTTACCACCAAACTCCATGGCGAGGATTACGATAAGTTTACGCACGAAGAGCAGGAGGAAGTGAAGTACCTACTGCGAGAAATTCACAAATCAACAAGGAAGACTGGGGCACGTGAATATGCCGAGAAATAATTTTAATTTTTCTGGATTAACCGAGGAGCAAATTGATGACATCCTCGAGCTAAAAGCTGACCTCGAGGCGGACGCCATCTGGTCTCGAGAGGAACAGCAAAAATTTCAAAAAAATAACGGCAGCCAACCGGATGCCCGTCCCCAAGAAAATCAATAAAAAGGAGAATTCTGATGTCATCTCTACGTGCCCTTCTTCTGGTTCTTGTTCATGCCATGGCCCTGGGGCTCTGGGCAAAAGATTCAAAATATTTAGAAAGCCGGCGTGCCCGGCGGCGGTATATAAAATCTTCAAAATCTGACGAATTGATGCTTAATGCTGCGGCCGAAGCAATGACCCATCAGGTGGAAGACTTCCTGTCCGCACTGTATCTCGAGCAAGAAAATAAGAATTTTCAATTAATTGCCGCTCCGGACCAGGCCGGCGCTGCGGCAGCTAAAAAAGATGAGAAATCTGAAGAATCAGAGAAGACGCCATCAGCTGAGCTCATTTACGAGTACATGAAATCTCGATGGAATCATCCGACCAATCAGGCACGTAGCTTCAATCTCGAGACCAACTACTACATCGGGCGCGACGCAAAAAACCCAAAAAACATCTGGGACCTCAACCAGAAATTCTTCAGAGACGACGAAGACAAAAGCTGAGTCAACATGACTCAAGTTTAAGGAGGGTCCCCGGGGGAGCTCCGGCCCTGCCACCACCTACCAGAAACAGAGCAACGCTCAACCCCGGGGAACCCACTTCTTCAGATTGCTGCAGCGGAGGGAAAGGGGAAAAACTCCGAATGCCTTGAAGAAGCCCCGCTAACATAGCACGATTTTTTAATGCCCAGATGTAAATACTTTTCAAATTTTATTTGTTGCAAAAAAAATGGTCGATATGTGTTTGACGGTGGTGGAAGAACCTGCTAGCTTTTCCCCGCCAGCCAATAGGCCGGCCCAACGTGTCGACACATTACGTGGGAAAACCTACATGCCCTGAAAAACTTCTCGGAAACGGGAGGTCTAGCCGGTCACGCCCCCACGAAAGTTGGCAAAATTTTAAAGGTTCCCCCACACCCCCTCCAAAGGAGGGGTTAATCATTTACCTTCACGGTGTATTTTTTCCGTGGTTGTAAACACAAAGGGTTGGTTTATCAACGAAAGTAATTTCGTTTCCAAAAACCAAGTTTAAATTTACTCAATTTAATTTGCCGATTTTTATTTTTCGTTTGTACCATTTCTGGTTTTCGATTGACGGTGGCGGAAAGCATGGATAGAATGAGCTGGTGGATGATGAACTCTTTCCTGGTGAGAGGCCGGCGAGAAAACGGGGTCCAAATAAACACAGCAGGGACCAACGTAGCGACGCCGCAGAAATTTCTGAAGATGCTAAAAAAATAGTTTTTGATTATTGGAAGGAAAAGCACTCCAAGAGGGTTGCAGTCCTGGACGCCAAGCGCGCCGCAAGAATTGGATGGGCTATCAAGAATTACGGAATCCAAGTCTGCAAGGACGCAATAGACGGATGCCTTGTCTCTGATTGGCATATGGGAAAGAACCCAGGTGGCAAGAAATATAATGATATCCATAACATCTTCCGAGATGCCCAGCACGTAGAGATGTTCCTGCGTAAGCTAGAAGAGAAATCAGGAAACAAAGCAAGGGACGAATGGATAAGCGGCGGTGGTGGATGAAGTCTCCAGGACAACCAGCTCCAGCATGTGACTGCATCTGGGAACAACTAGTAAGGCCTACACGCTGTGAATCAGAGGATGATGACGAATGACAAAGAGTGAATTAGCCCTACTGGTAGAACAGGCATACGCCACATACAACCAAACACTTCCAGTAGATGACAGACTCAAAACGCTTTACACAGCATGGTATGAGATTCTGCATGATTTGGAATTAGCTGAAGCTAAGCGTGCGTTTGTTCGTCTAGCGGTCAATGCTCAGTTCATGCCTCGCCCGGGAGACATACGCCGCGCTGCAATTAATGGGCGTACAAAAGTGCCCCCATTCGATGATGCCCTTGTCGCTTGGGGTAAATTTCTCTCCCTAATGCAGGATGTCAATTCTGGTGTGGTCAACCAACAGCCGGCATCAGAAGCAATCAGACTCACAGCCAAAGCATTGGGTGACGCAGCGTATGGCATGCATACAAACGCAGACAGAGATGCATTCTGCAGAACATACGACAAAATAGTTTCACAACTAGATGAAGAACGCTATGCCGTTCCAGAAGTAAAGGAATCATAATGAACATTGCAAAAACTATTTACTTACTTTCATCAACCGCATTTATTTGGGTAACGATGTATTCCCGTATTCCATCAATACTCAAATTAATTATCGTAATTTCGTTAGTAGTTGCAACGAGGAGAGTTTTGTTCCACTAATTTCTTGCCTGTGAGAAAGAATCCAGGCAGGCCAGCTCTCCAACCGACCAAACCGGTCGTCACACTAACTCTGCGTATAACCAAAGAGTTTAAAGAACAACTCATGCAGCAATCTGCTGCCGTTGACCTGAGCATGACTGCGTACTTAGAAACGCTGGTCAAACGAGATGGGGCGTAAGAGCGAGAAGACTCGCCACCTAGATAGTTATGTAACTCTCAACATCCGCATCAAAGGCCGGATGAAGAATGAGATTGTTGCCTATGCAGAGAAGCAAGGCATTTCAGTAAATCAAATGTGTGTCTATGCGCTGTATGAATTCGTGCGCAACCAAAAGGGAATACCATCACCCGGCTCCGCACAATTCTCCATACCGACAATCGATGAACAAATCATTTCATATGTGCGCGGAGAACCGCTACTAAAACCGTGCGGCCAAAAGGATTGCCAACAAAAAATTACCCAATTAGATTTAATGCAATTTTGTGAGACATGTAATTTGCGCATTTTGTAATTTGCAAATACAAAAAATCAAAAAAAAAAATTTGGACGGACTCGCGCAGGTTTTTTGCCATTTTTTGCCTTTGCCTGTAGTGTGTGTCTGCCGGCAGCGGGTCCAGTAACCCTGGGGAACGCAAAGAGCAATCATAAGCCTGTGGGACCACATATTTCCCCGTTGCTCCTGCCGGCAATTAATTCCCCCACATTTGCGCAAGTGTTGGTCTTGTTGGCTTTATTTTCCTTCTTCTTTGCTCTGCTGCGAGCTGTCTACTCGTTAGTCCTGCCCATACCCCGTGCATATCGGCTGGTGGAAACTCGAGTGCATAGTCCAGACACTCTTTCCTCACTGGACATGCTCGACAGATGATTCTTGCCTGTGCTATGTAGGTAATATCCTTATGTTGTTTGGGAAACATTAGTTCGGTCTTTCCCTTACAGGCTGCCATTTCAAACCAAGACTTTTTAGGTATATCAAACGAAGGAATGGTTTGGATATTTTTATTAGGTAATTTTTGTTTGTCTGTAATTTTCTTCTTTGACATAAACTTCCTTTGAGAAAAGGCTTTTTCTTCTCTCTCCAGATAATTACTACTAGGTAATTACTAGTAGGTGGTGGTCAAGTGGTTATGGCGTTAGTAGTCATCACGCCGAATGCGATAACTGGATGGTCCGGCACTATATGGCATATGAAAACAAAAGAGCGTGTTCAGTACCTAGTAGAAGTTCTTATTCCCCTCTGTTATTTCCTTATGGAGATAGTGAGAGGGATTATTTAGCCCGCGCAATCCGTGGAAGTTTTAAAGCGGCGCTTTCGTCTCGGTATCTGCCTACTGAGCGGACTTATCTAGTAGGTATTTCCGGATAAATCTATCTACGCTTTGGCTTCTGTTTCTCTGGTGTCGGCTTATCTATGCCCTGGGTAAAGGTGTGATACGGAGCTCCGGTGTAAGGGTCAAATCTTGCGGCGGCGGCGATTGCCTTGAGAGCCATGGTTCTTGCAGAACCAACTGTCAGTTTTCCCTTTTTGGGCATCATTGTGAACATTGCGCCGAGCGCATATTGTGCTCCTGTGCCGATAGCGAACAGACCGGTTGAGTCAGAAATCCATGAGTAGTCGCCGTCAATGATGTAAATCTGCCCATTGATAGCCATAAAGACAGTTGATGCGTGTTCAGCGATATGGTGTTTTTCGTCGTTATCTGCGATGGCATATCCGTAATGCTCAAAACATTCTCTCAGAGCTGGGATAAATTTAACCGTAACGAACTGGTCAAGCTTCTTTCCTCTGAGATTAGGTGGAGGTGTTGGCGGATTGAAAGCATGATGCAGGATATTGATTGCCCGTAAATCCCCTGCTGCACCCAGAATGTATT